GTCCATGCCGGGAGCAGCGTGAACGTCGACCTGCACCGGACGCCCGGTCGACTCTGTTCCGGCCACAGCAGCCTGCGTCAGCCCGCCCGTCGCGACCTGCACGTTCTGGTACTGCGACTCGATACCCTCGGCGAAACCCAGGCCGGTGTTGCGACCAATGTCCGCGAACACTGTCGACGGCGAATGAATCCCCAGCAGATTCTTCGCGAAGTCGACCGTCCCGCCAACCGTCTTAGTGATCGCCGACTTCACAGAATTCACCATCGACGTGATGCCGTTGATGAATCCGGCGATAACATCTCGGCCAGCGTTGAAGAGCCACGATCCCGCGTTGGAGAACGCGCGACCAACCTCGCCGGGGAGGTTCTGAAACCACGACACCGCGACCATCAGGTTTCGCTGCACATCACCCGCAAACCCGCGAACGGCCAGGATCATGCCGTTCGCGGAGTTCCAGACGCCGATCGTGGCGTCCTCGGCAGCGCGGAAGATGGCACCGTAGAAGCCCGGAAGCTCCACCATCTTCTTCTTGAAATCGTCGAAACTCAGTCCGTTCAGAAGACCAGCGAAGCCTGCGACGAGACCGAACGTGTCCGACAGCGGAACAAAGAAGTAGTCGCGCAGGAAGTTTCCAGCCTCCCGCACCCCTTCGGCGAACTGCTTGATCCCCTTCTGCGTATCCGGCTTGTTCAGCCACTCCGTGAAGTCCTCAAGCGCCGGAATCAGATCGTCCGTCAGCATGTCGACGACTTCCTGAGCCACCGGCAGGAACGCCGTACCGAGCTTCGTCGAGATGTCTTCCCAGGAAGCGGCAAGGATCGCCTGCTTGGCCGCGAGAGTGTCGGACTCCCGCGCGAACTGCCCCTGCTGGATCCCCGTCTGAGCGAAAATCTCCGCCTGGGCGGCAAGGATCTTCTGCTGCGACGTCAGCGCACCGTTACCGTCGTAAATGCCGAGCTCGAGAGCCCGCGCGCGAAGCTTGGCGTCATCCAGCAGCACACCGAACCTGCGGAGCGGTTCGGACTCACCCCGAAGACCGGCGCCTAGGGCGATTACAGCCTCTTCGGGCGACGTGTTACCGAACGCCGCCAAGTCCGACCCGAGAGACAACAGTTCGGTAGAGAAGTCAGCGAGATCGTCGCCCGTGAGACCAGCGGCGCGACCGAAGATGCCGAAGTCCTTCGCCCCGACGAGAGCCTGCGTCGCGGACAGACCGAGTTGCTTGGCGGATGTCTTCGAGAACTTGACGATCGCCGCCGACGCGTCCTCGAACACATCCTCAACAGCCCCGAACGCCTGCTCGTAGTTCGCGCCGTCGTTGAGCGCGTCCCCGATCAGATCACCAATGCCGAGCGCGGCAAGACCTGCTCCGAGCAGCGGAACGGCCTTCCCCATGCCGGCGAGCAGACCACCCGCAGCAGCCTTACCACCCGCAGCGCCAGCCGCAGCCGACGCTGCCGTAACCTGCCCCGTGAGCGCCCCGGTGAAGTTCGACGCCTCCGGAACCACCTCCACGAACGCGCGGTACATGGGTGACTGAGAAGCCATCGACGCCTCCTAGTTGGCGAAAAGCGCGGACAGTTCCTCGGGGGTACGTCGCTTGTTCTTGCGACGCCCGCCGTACTGCTTCTGCGGCGAGAACGGCCGCAAATACGGCTTCGGCCTCTGCCCCTTACGTGTGTGTACCTGGACATACGCGTCGAACATGTCGGCGAGCGTCAGCGCCTCGCGCGTCGTCGGGTACTCCCACCCATTCACCACCGCAAACAGCCACGACGTCGGGTCGCGGTGAAGAATCCTGACGAGCGGCACCAATTCCCGAAGCGGGACATCCCACAGGCCAACCCCGAACTTCTGCCGGAGGTCAGCAACCACCTCTGCCTGGTGGGTGTCGATCAGTCGGCAGAGGGCTGCGATTCCCCCGGCTCAACCCCGCCCAGCCATGCGCGGAACAACTGCCCCGCCTGCTTATTGGAGAGCGTGTCGATCGCGGTCATGGTGCGCTTGTTCGCCCGCTTCTCGAACGTGGCCCGCGCGACGTCAAGAACGTCGTCCCCCTGAGCCGAGTAGAACGCGGTGATAAGTTCCTTCGCCTCACCGAACTTCGCATGCGGCAGGGTGTACGGCTTCCCGTCGATCTCAAACGAGTACGGGGTAGTGGTGTCGAACGAGAGCATTGGTCCTCCTGGGAGCAACAGAGAATAGGGGAGCGGAAAGGTTGAAGGGGTGGCCGCAGCTCCCGATGCGACCACCCCGGCCTAGGGGGTTACGGCGTCTCGACGAGAGCCGAGAAGAAGTGCTGCACGGAGCCCTCAAGCACGCCGTCGTCATACGCGGTCACCGTCACCGGGTACGCGATGAGCTCCTGCGACACGTAGGAGACGTCGCCGGTCTCAGTGACCTGACCGTCCGGGATGTACTTCCGGATCTTCTCGTCACCGTCGATGAAGTCGAGAACGTACGACTTCCGCGGCTTCTCCACACCCGGGTTCGACACGAACGACCCAGTCGCCTCATCGATGTCCGCGAGCTCGATGCCGTAATACTCAGCAAGCGTCGCCGAAGACGTCTGAATCATCGTGAACTGGAAGGTAGTCACACCCTCGGTCACGATCGTCCGCACGACAGCATTTCGCTGCCACGCACGAATCTTCTCCGTGGTGAGCGTGTTCGTCTCGGTGATTCCCTCATCCGAGATGTATCCGATGTCGGTTGAACCGGTCCACGTGCTGTCAACGCTGGTCGGTGCAGCCGTCGCCAGAGGGGCAACGCGCACAACGCCATCGACGGCCACGCGAACTTCGCCGGCAGTGCCAGTCATAGCAATCTCCTATTTGGTCAGTGACGCGTGGCGCGTCAGTTATCCGGCCGGGAGCTGCCAGAGCTTGGTTACAGGTCCGCCGCGCGCACGGTGACGCGGGCGGTGAAGAAGTAGTGAGTGAGTGTCGTTGTACCCACTACGAGAAGGTCGGTCTGCTCATCCGTGATCTCGAACGGCCCCGACATGTCGTCCACAGCAGTGATCGGGTCGCCGTCCGGGAGTCGTCGGACACCGGCCATCAGGAGGAGCGCGAGAAGTTCCGCGTTCACGGATGTCTCAGCCCACACGTTGAACCCAAGCTGCCGTCGCCCCAGAACACTTTCGGTCGGCCCGCCGTCATCACGAACAGTGACCATGCGCGCCGTCTTCGTCGCGGGCAACTTGGTACCGCAAGACACGTTCGACGCGTACGCCTCACCACGGCCCGCCAGGAACGCCTTCAGCCCAGCAACGACCGGGCCAGTGGCAATCGGGAACAGAACATCAATCACGGGACGCTCCCAACGCTCGAGCCAACGGCCCGCGCTTCGCCTCGACACGATCGCCAAGACCCGGTACAGCGCCGACCTGACCGACAACACGGCTCACACCACGCGCAGACCTTGTGTGAAACGTTCGAGACCGAAGGGTCGCCATAAACCTCGGGTTCGGGTCATCCACCGCGTCCTTGATAGCGTCCGCTAGCCCTGCGACGTGCTTCTCCATCTCCGCCGAATCGAGAATGACGCCCAGAGACTGCAACTGCTTCAGCCGTGTACGTCGAGTCGCCATCAGCCCGCCCTCTCCAACGTCACCGCAGTACCACCGAGGCCACTCCCCCAAGGGGAGGCCCATGGTTCCACGATCCCGACGACCTTCCAGATGCGTCCCCGCACCGTGAGTTGGTCGGTCGCCAGGACGTCAACGACAGTGCGGTTGTAGATCGTGATGCGGGCGACATCGTCGGTGCCGTACTCGGATGCTTCCTCCGCCCCACCGTTGTTGCCGGGGACGAACCATCCCTCTGACGTGGTCGTGGACGGAGCGGCCAGCACGGGGTTGCCCTGCGCGTCGAGCACTTCAGTCGGAGCGCCCGGACGCGTGATCGTAATGCTCTCCATCACGCCCCCATAGAAACGATCTGCCGCCACGGGTTACGGAACGAACGCGCCAGCTCCACGTCATCCGGAGACAGGCGGGTCGCCCCACCGATCGCCCACGACGCATACGACGACTGACGCGAGAACGGGCCGGTGGTCTCCTGTGTCTGCGACTTGCCGCCAAGCGCCTCGGAATCGACCCGGATGACGACGGCACCGATTTCAGCCACCGCAAGCCGTACCAGATCCGGAACAGAACCACCGTGCGTGTACTCCACCAGGACGAACGGAAGCGCCGACCGTGCGGAGAGGCGAACGATCTGCCCGCGAACCGCGTACTCGACATCTTCCCCGTCATCGTCCGTCACAGACTCCACCGAAACCACGGGACGCTGCGGCAGGAACACATCGGTCCCAGACCGCACCCGCAGCCGGTTCGCTGATGTTCCCGACGTGAAACGCTGCCCGGCCTCCTTACGGAACAGTTCAGACGCCTTGTTGAGAATCGGTTCAACCCGAACCGCCTCTGCGGAGGTGAGGGCACGACCCAGGAACTCCACGACATCATCGGCCGTTGCTAGCTGGACTACTGTCATGACCCCACCTCCTCAGTTGGTTACGCGGTTGCGTCGAACTCGACCTTGGCGACCGCGGTGGGCCGCGTGACCTTCACGCCGTAGACGTGGAGGCCCTTGACCATGTCCGCGAACCGCTTCTCCATGCGGGCCGTCTCGACAGAGACGATCTGCTCCGCGTACGTGGTCGCGATGCGGTGACCAGCAATGGCGAGACCGCCCGTAGCCGCCACATCGGTCACAGCGGGGAGGTTGTTCGACTCGTAGATGTCGAGGCCGGCGATGCGACCGACCCAACCACTGGTTCGCGTCGATGCACCGAGCGCGTCGCCCGCACCGATGAGCAGGTTGAGCTTCGTCAGGCGACCCATGACGGCCGGCGAAACGACAGCGAAGCGGCCGTCCTTCGGGACGTTGTTGATCGACAGGCGGGTGTTGAGGTCAACGAACGCGTCGTACAGGTTCTGCGCGGTCGTGTGGATCGCGACGGTTCCGAGGTCGTTTGAAGTCGCTTCGGCAGCGTCGTTGATCGCGTCGAGGATCAGCGCGTCCGCAGTGTCCTTGAGCTGGTACGCCGCGTTGTCGAGGCCGGCGTTGAACGCCGAGGCGCCCTCGACAGACTGTGCCTTCTCGATGTCGTCTACCTCGAACGCGAAATACTTCGCCTGGTCGATGAGCAGGGAGCGGGTCGCGTCGTCGAGGTCTTCAACGGTGATGTCGGTGTGCGCGGTGTAGTTGCCGATCGTCACGTCATTGATCGACGTAATCTTGACCGAGTCACCCTGTCGCCGAATCTCGCCCTCGTAGTCACGGTTCACCAGGTTTCCGGCGACCGCGCTCTTACGGAGTGCGACGAGAAGGCGGGACGACCAAAGGTCGGGGACGATATTGCTGAGTGCCATGATTGGCCCTTTCTAGGTTTGGTTAGCCGGCACCCAGAAGGTCGCGAAGCAGGCCAGTTTCCTGGGCTTGGATCTTCTGTTCGGGTGACAGGCGGTCATATTCGCCACGAGTGAGCTGCTTGACACCGGCCGTCACGGGGTCGCCCTGCTTGCCCTGCCCGTCAGACGACGGAGCATTCGGCGGTGCGTTCCCCTTGAGTCGGGCCGCAAGCTTCTCGGCGCGAGACTCGATCTCCTCCGGGGTTCCGGTCCCCAGAAGTTCGATGTCATCGGCCTCAAGACCGTGCTTCACCGCGGCGCGGAGCTTGGCGAGTTCAGTGGCCGTTTCGGCCGCTTCCTTCCGTGCCAGATCCGCAGCATCCGCAAGCTTCTGCTGTTCGGTCTTACTTGCCTCCTCGATCTCATCGAGGCGCTTTGCCTTCTCGGCGTTGTCCTTGGCGCGCTGCTCGTTCTTGCGTGCCAGCGCCTTCCACTTCTCCACCTCGGAGGTGTCAGGCGCGTCGATCGTGGGCTCATCGGGCGTTTCGTCCGGTGTCACGTCGACAGGTGCGTCAGTGGCGGTGTCAGTCATTGCTTGTCTCCCCGTTTCGGGTATCTGTTAGCCCAAGTCGTTTCGAGTGGGCTCCTCCCGCATCACGCGGGGAGTCGTAGAAACACGAAAGGCCACCCGTAGGTGGCCTTCTCGGTTGGTGATCTAGCTAGCGCGGAGATAGTCCGCTGCGGCGATGAGGATCGATGGGTCGTCTCTCATCTGACCTATGCCAAGGTTGCACGGCGAACAGAGCAGCCCGCGTACTCGCCCAGAAGAGTGGCAATGATCCACGCATGGCGGGGCCATGATGACACCACAAATAGCGCAAGTGCCGCCCTGCGCATCCATGAGCGCGTCGAACGCTTCCTGCGTCAGCCCGTACTTCCACTTCCGCTTATGTGCGCGGATGGCGGCGCGGTTACTCTGCCGCCACTGCGAAGTCGCGAGATTGTGGTGCTCTCGATTGTCTTTCTGCCACTTTCTCAGCGTCGAGCGCGAGCAGTCCTTGCACCTGTACTGGTATCCGTCACCGGATCGCTTGGAACGGTAGAACTCTGAGAACGGCTTCCATTCAGTTCGGTCACGCCCCCGGTGGATGCCAGTCCACGCGGGGGTTCTACTTCACATTCTCCCAGAGGTCACCGACATCGCGCCTAAAGGTCGTCCGGGCCAGTGAAGTTCGACCCGGTGACCGTGAGGACGGGGCCTAGCTCGCCATGCTGGCGGACTGTGACCCCGTCCAGTGGTTCCGGCCGCGGTTCTCCCGCGAACACGGGCATGATGCCGCAGTCGCAACGTCCATGGATGGGCATCAGATCGCCGCGGTAGTACCGGTGCGTGGATGCGATCGAGCACAGTTCGCAGTTCTCGAGCCCCGACAGGGTGCGCCGGTAACTCGAGATTCGTGTGGACGATGCGACCGTGTGGGTGCGCGCCAACTGGAGGTCGATCTGCGCGATATCCAACGCCCGCGTCAACCCGCGATTGACTGCCGCGCGGAACGAGACCCCCGAAGCGAGCGCGGCGTAAAGTTCCACGGCCGGCCGCCTGTAGACCTCGCGAGGGTCAACCCCGCGAAGCCCTGCACCCGTCACATCGGTTCGCTTCACCGGTTCTGCGGTGATACGTTCCTCGTTCACCAGCCCGACAACCCGCGCAAGGTATGCGGCCGTCAACTGTGCGATCGTCCACTCACCTGCTGTTACGAGCGGGACTGCGCGGTCTAGCCAGCGTCCGATATCCGCATCCCGGTAGGCGCCGAGGCTAAGCCACGCCTGCCGCAGGGACGTCAGGGTTCGGGTTCTGGCCTCCGCCGTCAACCGGTCGTACGACCGTTGAGCCGCCACCACCTGCGCCGCTGTTCGCCGGTCCATTCAGGCCCCCGATCAACGCTTCCTGTGCCAGCTCGAGCTCCATCCGGTCGACCGCGTCAGCCGAATACCCGTAGATGTCAGTCATCCGGGTACGCCACGGAACACCAGCGGTCATCGCCTGCACAGCCGCAGCAGATTTCTCCGTCTGCGACACGTTCTCGGGCGGCGCGAACGAAACCTCAACCGTCTGGTCAAAGCCAGGCGACTCAATCCGCAGAGCAGCGGCCAGAACCTCGTTCAGACCCACCTTCAGCCGCTCGATACGATCCTTCGCCTTGAACACCAGCCCCTCACGGGCAAACGCGGCACCCTCAGCGGACTGGTTCGACGCGTCCGGGAGGAGCGTGCTGATCGGGGTGCGAGTCGCCGCAGCGAAGTCGCGGATGTCATCCTTCGACGCCTGAAGCATCGCAAGAATGCCCTGCGCAGAGTCCTGCGACTCCCAAATCTCAATACCCTCGGGAAGATCCCACAGCGCACCCGGTGCCGGCTCGAACACCTTCGCCCAGTCCTGGTCGTCGCCATCCTCAGACGTAGGCAAACCGCCCTTGAGTGCCCGCTGCTTGAACGCCTGCATCGCCACAGTGACGATCCGCTGAAGCAGACCCATATTGATCCGGTCCAGGAGGTCCGTGTGGGTCTCAAACTCGCCGGTACCGCCGTGGTTCTCGAACACGTACACGGGAACCTCGCCCGTGTGCGCCTCTTCGCCGACGTTCATCCACTCGTCGCTCGATGCGAACGCGATGGGCTTGTTGTCTGCATCCCAGATCGGTCGGGCATACTTCGCCCGTGCCCCCGGAACCCACACGTACGCGTAGTCGAAGCCCTCGTCGATGTCACGCCAAACCTTCAGCGCCGCACGCGCACGCCACGGCATCAACGGGTCAACTGCCGCATACACGTAGTCCGGCGACTCGGCCGTGATGACGGCACGACCGAACGAGTCGCGCCCGACGATCATGTAGCCAACCGACGTGGTGAACATCTCCCGCGCGAGGTCGCCTATCTGAAGCACGAGACGGTTCCTGCGAACGATCTCGCGCGCAGTCGCGTCCTCAGACAGCTCCTCACCGACCGTGACGCCAGCGAAGACACACCGCTCCGCAAGAGCCTCCACGACCAGCTCGCCCCAGTTGGTTCGAGACTTCGCCTGAAACTTCTGCCACGCTTCGCGAGTATTCGCACCCATCTCGGGCAACGGAGCATCCCCGTTGACGTATGAACGCTGTTCACGAACCCGCGGAGCCCGATCATCGAGCCGCTTAGTAAGAATCGGGAGCCATTCATCTGCGGTCGCAGGCATACGCACCCCCTAATACAGTCGACGCGGCGTCGTCCTGCGACTCAGCAGCACACCTTTACCAACGGCCTCGAGACCGGCCGAGAAAGCGAACATCGAACCCCACGCGAGGTCGACCTTTGAGTAGTCCTGGTCATCGTCAGGCTTCTTCACCACATAGCCGGCGCGGCGAGGATCGCGTCGAGCATTCAAGAAGTGCGCGACCATCTGCCGCGAACCATCAACCGTCACGTCGCCCTGGACGATGGCGTGCCGCAGCGACTCGAAGCCCTCACACGTGCGAGTGAGCTCGCGCTGCTTCCACCGGATAGGCTCGTCGCCGCTCATCTTCACCTTCAGGCGACGGTGATACTTCGATTCCCACGTCTTCACGTTCGCGGCCCACCCCGCGGATGGGTCCGCGAAGAACCCGACCACGTTGTAGTTCTTGAAGGCGTCGTCGACCGCGGCATCCACCTCGGCAACGGGCGGACGCCAGGGTCCGCGCGTGCGAGGATCCCACCCAGGCGGCTGCTCCCAGCACCCGATCTGAAACAGATGCCCTTGTGATACGGAGTACCCGACGAGGACCGTGCAGTCCGCAACGCCCATCTTGCGGCCTTCGGATCCATCGAACCCGAGCGTGATGGGTTCCGACTTTGAGACGGTCTTGTCCTTGCCTGCATCCACGCTCGCGTTCAACTCGGGGCTGGACAGCCAAGAGTCAGACGCGTGAGTGATCTGGTTGAGGAAGTCCGCCCGCATCACCTGCGGATCGTTCGACGTATCGAAGAAATCCTCCGCGACACGGTGCAGATCCACCCACCCATCCATGCAAGGCGGGTCG